TTTATAATAGTTCAACTATTGTAACTAATATAGAATACGAACAGTCTGTACAAAATGAACTTAGAAAAATTAGATTGTTAGACCCTAAATACATAGGACAATTTGTACAAGAACATGAAGCTTTAATTAAGGAATCAATCATCTAATGGCAGCAACCACATCAACTAATTATGCTGGTAAGTATGAAGTAAAAGAGTTGCTCGTAAAAACCATCACAGGTAATGTTCTAGATTTACAAAATCAAGTTCAATATATTGACATATATGAAAGCATATTTTCAAACTCATTATCTGGTTCTATTACTATTTTAGATGTTGATAACATCGCGGCTAATGGCCCAATCATTGGTCAAGAATTTATGTCATTGAAACTTACAACACCAAATCTAGAAAATCAACAAATTGACTTTACTGACACCACATTTTGTATTTACAAAATAGTTTCTCGAACATCTGCATCTGTTAGTGCTCAAATTATGACTCTCAGTTTTACTACACCAGAAGCACTAAAAGATAAACGCACCAGAGTATCAAAAAGTTACACAGATGATATCAGTAATATTGTTGGTAATGTACTAAAAGACCAACGATACATTAACACCAATAAAAATGTGTTTATTGAACCAACTCAGGGTATCAGAAAAGTTGTTTCACCAAACATACATCCCAACAAACTTATAACAACTCTTGCAACCGAAGCTATATCGAAAGAATATGGTTCTCCTCATTTTATGTTTTTTGAAAATACTAAAGGTATTCACTTTAAGTCTGTAGAAAATATGTTAGGAGGTGTAACTCATGGCACATATTTAGTTGACGATCTAGGGCCTTTAGCGCAAGGAAGCAAAAGAACATCAATACTCAAAGAAATGTTTAGAGTGTTAGAGTTTCAAATAAATTCAAATAATGACATGTTAGTTAATATTCAAGGTGGAATGTTGGGTTCTAAAACTATCGAATATAATATATATAATAAGACTTACTCGTCTAAAGAATACAAACATTTTGATAATTTTAATGATTTTCCTAGACTTGAGGGAGAACAGTCTAATCCAGTTTTTGGAACAGGTTCAATTGATGCTTTAGGAAATACTGTAGGAGATTTTTCTGATTCAAGAATACATTTGCATCCAGTAAGTACAGATGGTCAATATGATATACAACACACTAATGAAAATTCATCATATCGTTATACACCAAACAAGATAAATGACTCAATCTTAAAAAGACAAGCAAAATTTATGGAATTGAGTACTGGTGTAAGTGTTAGTTTAAAAATAACAGGTAATACCACACTTGCTGCAGGGGATATGATAAATATTTTAGTTCCAACAGTTGGTAAAGAACATCAAAAGAAAAATGATCCATACCATAGTGGTAATTATTTGATTACTAAATTAAGACATAATTTCGACCAAACAACTAAAAAACACGAAATTTACCTGACAGCTGCTAAAGATTCATTTGCTACATCATATCCTGCACCTAGCAATACTCAAGAACCTCTTGGCAAAGAAGGTAAAATACGATATTACTAATCTAAAAGGAGATGTCTATAGTCATATAAAATATGTTATGTTTAACCCAATCTAATTAGGAGCGCTTAATGGCCCAGAAAAAATCTAAATCAAAATTGCGTAAATTAAACTTTGTAAATAGAGATAGGAGAATTGAACTAATTTCAGAAACGGATAAATATTTATTGAGTACTGTAGAAAAATTAAAACCAAACATAGAGAACAAGAAAGCACATTACGCTTAGGTAGCAGGATTAAGGACAAAGGAACAAAATGATTTCATTTAACGAATTACAAGAGGGCGTATACGACCCTAATATATTAAAGGCATTCTTTCTTGCTGGTGGGCCTGGCAGTGGTAAATCTTATGTTGTAAGACAAACTACTGGCGGTCTAGGTATGAAGATTGTCAACTCTGATAATGCATTCGAGAAATTTCTGAAAGATGCGAATTTGTCCTTAAAAATGCCTGATGAAGAAAAATATGCTCGTGACCCTGTTCGTGCTAAAGCAAAAAATATTACTCAGAAACAAAAATCAAACTATGTAGAAGGCCGTCTTGGTCTTATCATTGACGGCACAGGAAAAAACTATGCAAAGATTTCAGATGAAGCAACAAGGTTAAAACAACTTGGTTACGATGTTCATATGATTTTTGTCAATACCTCGTTAGATACTGCACTTGAAAGAAATAAAAGACGCAGTCGTAGTGTACCAGAATCACTTGTAATTAAGTCTTGGAAAGATGTGCAGTCCAATATTGGTAAGTTTAGTCAGTATTTCAGACAGAACTTTGTCGTAGTGGACAACAATGATACAGATGAAGATGTAATGACTCCTGTATATAAACAGATAAAATCGCTTGCACTAGCAAAAATATCAAATCCAGTAGGAAAACAGTGGGTTGCAAACGAATTAGCAAAGAAAAAACGAAAATAAAGCTTGAAAGCCCTTGACTTTTGTTGATTAGTATGTCATAATGGTTATACAAAATCAAAAGAGAGAGATTAAATTATGGCTCACATCAGCCAAGAAGACAAAAAAGAGTTAACTCCTGCAATCAAAGCAGTCCTTAAACGCTATAAAGTGAAAGCAACCATTGCAGTTAATAATTACAGCACTTTAGTTGTCAACATCAAAGAAGGTTACCTTGACTTTGCAAAAGACGCCACGCACACCACTCAAATGGGTGGTTTCATGCCTGAGGTGAATGAGTATCATCTGGATAAACATTGGTCAGGAGATGCACTGGACTTTCTACAACAGTTGTTAGATGCAATGAGAGGCCCATCATATTTCAATAATGATGATGCTATGACTGATTATTATCATAGATCACATTACACTGATATCAATATTGGTAAATGGAATAAAGAATATAAGTGTTTAGCTGTACGACCAAGTTATTGGGGGGCTGCTTGATGCTAAGTAGTTTGGTAAAAACTTACGGGAAAAATTTTATGGAAACTGTTACAGTTATTCATTCTGCATTTGAATCAGAACCACAAACAGTTGCAACTGTTGAGGTTGATAAAAAATTAACTGACACAGAAAAGTGTGAACTTGCATTTCGCTTGACTAATAGTATCAGTGAAGCATGGTATATTAGAGATGACGTTAATTATTTAGGATCTAAAAAAACTTGTCGAAGCACATCTTTAAACGATTTCGTTTTAATTGGGGCTAATAAGTATAAATGCACATCTAAAGGTTGGGAACTGTGGTCAGTATAACTGAAGAAGCAAAACAATATTTAGACAATATTATTGATGTGGGCCTGTATGGTCGATATGCTAGACTCAGCGTTGAATCTAGCGGCTGTTCTGGGCATATGCTTAAATGGGATTTGGTGGATGACGACACAAATGGCACGCTGATTGACAATATTTTAGTGGTTGATAAAAACGCAGAACCATTTGTTGTTGGCTGTGAAATAGGTTGGAAGGAAGAGTTTGGCGGATCCTCTTTAGTTATTAAAAATCCAAATATAAGTGCAGAATGTGGCTGTGGAGAATCTTTTGCAGTGTAAGAGGAAAAGAAATGTACGAATATAAATGTCGCATAGTGAAGGTCATTGATGGTGATACAACAGATGTTGATATCGACTTGGGGTTTGGCGTATGGTTAAAGAAACAAAGAATTCGCTTTTATGGTATTGATACACCAGAGTCCAGAACCAGAGATTTAACAGAAAAGAAATTTGGACTGATGGCAAAAGAGTATGTACAATCTCGTCTGCCTCTGGATTCTATACAAACACTTATTACTTGCAAAGATGGTAAAGGTAAGTATGGTAGAATACTTGGAAAGTTTAAAATGAAAGATGGAAGTATTCTCAATGAAAATATGATTGACGATCACCATGCAGTCGCGTATTATGGTCAATCTAAAGATGAAGTTGAAGAAGAACACATTAAAAATAGAAGTTTTTTTGTGGAGTGATTATGGAATTTCCTGCATTGATATTTTTTTCGATTTGTTTAGCCTTGCTTATATTTAATCATTGACAATCACCAAAATTTAGTATATTATGTAAGTTAAGGATTAAAAAATGGCAACAGATATGAATAAACTAGATGCTCGTCAACAGCTTCTAGTAATTACAATGGAAGAATGTGGCGAGTTAATACAAGCTTGCTCCAAACTCCTACGAAGAAATGAGTTGTATGGCAATAGTGCTGAAGTAAATAATCTTAAAAGTGAGATAGGCGATGTCATGTGCATGATTATGTTGATGGCCGAATGGGATGTAATCTCGCATACAGAGATGGAAGACCTTATTGATGCTAAACGCAAAAAATTATCTAAGTGGTCACAGCTTGTGAATCCAGAGGAATAAAAGGAGAATTGAATGGAACTGTTAAATGAATATGGACGAGCACCAACCCCTGTAGCAGAAGTTAAAAGTTCTAGAGGGTCTAACGATATACTATTGTTTGAGGTATTGTATGATGGTATGCGTGTTGGTTCTTGCGCTTCAAAAGAAGAAGCTGAAGTTTTTGCAGAAAATTACACTTTAGCTAAACAAGTAGGTCAGTCTTAATATATGGCATACAGCGACAAAGTACTAGATCACTACGATAACCCACGAAATGTGGGTAAGTTTGACCCAAGTATTGATGATATTGGCACAGGAATGGTTGGCGCTCCTGCGTGTGGTGATGTAATGCGTTTACAAATAAAAGTAAAATCTGGTATTATTGTTGATGCAAAATTTAAGACTTATGGGTGTGGTAGTGCTATCGCTTCAAGTTCCCTTCTTACAGAATGGGTGAAAGGAAAAACATTAGATGAAGCTTCAGTCATTAAAAATACTCAGATTGCCGAAGAACTTGCATTACCTCCTGTGAAGATACATTGTAGCGTATTAGCAGAAGATGCAATTAAAGCTGCAATATTAGATTACAGATCAAAAAAATGATACGAAAGATTTTATATGTATTGTTACGAATTTTAGAAATTAGCATTAGCTTAGTTTTTAAAGTTATATCTTTGTGCTTAATATTTTGTGTACTACCAATTATACTTATATGTGCATCATATGAAATGTGTGTAATGGAAAGACGCTTTGAAAAAAAAGAACAACAAAGATAAATATGACAAACTTTGGGGAGTTTTTGCAAAAGAAAATTCAGTTGTGTTAAAACCAGCTGGGGTTCTTTTAGGCAAGTGGGATGTAAAAAAACAATGCAGAAAAAAGAAGTGAGTAGTTATTGGAAAATTTGGTGCAAAGCACTAGGAAACAAGGCGTTTAATGATAATAGAGATGCAGATAGAGTTGCTTGGATAAGAACCTTTTGGGTTGTGTTGAACATTATAACTTGTATCAGCATTATTGCTAACTGTATTCATCAATGGTAATAAAGGAGATATGTTATGTCGGAACACAATCCTTACAGTGGAAACTATCGTAGTTGGCGAGTGGGCATCCCAATGATGTTGCTAGAATATCCAGCACACCCAGAATTATGCCACCGCGCTTCTGCTATCGTAGATAGTTATCTTATGAAATTGACTGGAAATATTCCTACAGGCGAACGAAGAAATTTTAACAAAAATAAAAAATGAAAAGGAAAAAATATGAACTATTCTTATAAACATGCAATATCAGCGACAATGGTATTAGCTGTAGTCTTAGCACTACCATCAACAGCACAATCACTTGAAACATCAGCAAATGTCACACTGACAACTGACTATAAATTTCGTGGGATTTCACAAAATGACACAGGCCCAGCACTACAAGGGGGATTTGATCTTGCCTTTGAGAATGGTATTTATGTGGGAACTTGGGGTTCAACAGTGGATTTTGAACTGACAGGAAATTCAAATCCTGCAATGGAACTAGACTACTATGTTGGTTATGGTGGCAGTATTACAGAAGCTCTTTCTTATGACATTGGTGTCATTTACTATGACTATCCAACTGCTGATGCTACTAATTTTTCTGGTGAAGGATACAACAAAGATCGTGACCTTGATTATGTAGAAGTATATGGAAGTGTTGGATACCAAGATTTAACTGTAGGTTATGCATTTTCTGATGACTACTGGCAGGAAACAGGTAAATTCAACTATTTCTATATTGATTACGACTTAGAACTTCGTGCTGGTTGGAGTTATAGTTTTCATGTTGGGTACAATGATTTCAGTAATTCTAGCACCGATGATGATGTTAATGATGCAAATGAAGCATTCTTATCTAATGGTGAAGATAACTACACAGACTACTCTATTACATTCACTAAATCTTTTTATGGTTTAGACCTTGCATTTAGTTTTGTCGATACTGACCTTGATGAAAAAGATTGTTGGGATACTGATTGGTGTGACAGCTCTGGAATTTTCTCAATAAGTAAAAGTTTATAATTACACACACACTCTTGACATTTACCCCTAAAGGTGGTATTATTACATAATGAAATTCTATACAAATATTCTTCAATGGGGTAATTCCCTACTGTTGCGTGAAGTAGTAAATGGCGAACGTGTCTGTCGTAAAGTCAGATATTCGCCAACACTTTATGCTCCTGTCAATTCTCCTACAGAGTGGAAAACACTAAAAGGACAGTATGTAACACCTATCCAACACAATACAATCAAAGAAGCAAAAGAGTGGGTTGAAAACTACAAGAACCAACCAGAGTTGGTTCATGGTAGTACCATGTATTCCTATAACTATATTGCTGACGAGTATCCCAACACAATAAAATATGATGTTGACCAGATACTTATTGTCACAATTGATATTGAAGTTGAATGTGAGAATGGATTTCCAAGTCCAGAGGCAGCTGCAGAACCACTTCTGTCCATCACAGTAAAAAACCACCAGAGTAAAAAGTTTGTTGTTTGGGGTGTAGGTAAATTCCAGAATGACCGAGATGATGTGACCTATGTTGAATGTAGTGATGAACTACATCTAATCAAAGAGTTCCTTGCATTCTGGGAAAGCCATCAACCTGATATCATTACAGGTTGGAACACAGAGTTCTTTGACATTCCTTATCTATGCAATCGTATTGAAAAGTTGTGTGGAGAAGATGAGGTCAAACGACTATCGCCTTGGAGAAGTGTATTCTCAAGAGAAGTGTTTAAGATGGGTCGTAAGCATCAGGTGTTTGATATACAGGGTGTTTCTCACTTAGACTACTTTGACCTCTATCGTAAGTTTACCTATACTGCACAAGAGTCATATCGACTTGACCACATTGCATTTGTTGAACTAGGTGATCGTAAGGACGGCAATCCTTATGAAACATTTAGTGAGTGGTATCAAAAAGACTTTCAGTCGTTTATCGAATACAACATCATGGATGTAGAAATCGTTGATCGACTTGAAGACAAGATGAAACTCATTGAACTATGTTTGACTATGGCTTATGATGCAAAGGTCAACTACATGGATGTACTAGGTTCTACCAAGTATTGGGATATTCTCATTTACAACTATCTGCGTGAAAAGAATATTGTCATTCCACAAAAGAAACACAATTCTAAAGCAGAAAAGTTTGAAGGGGCGTATGTAAAAGACCCACAGGTCGGTATGCACAAATGGGTTATGTCATTTGACCTTAACTCATTGTATCCACATTTAATTATGCAATACAACATATCTACTGAAACTCTTGTTGCACAAGAGAAAGTTCCAAACATGTCTGTAGATAAACTACTCAATAAAGAAGTGGATACTTCTATTCTTAAAGGAGTGACACTGACACCAAATGGTGCTTTGTTTAAGACAAACAAACAGGGCTTCCTTCCAGAACTTATGCAGTCTATGTATAATGATCGGGTAAAATTCAAAAAACTTATGTTAGAGGCACAACAAGATTATGAAAACACTAAAGACCCCAAACTACTCAAAGATATATCAAAGTATAACAACATTCAGATGGCCAAGAAGATATCACTTAACAGTGTCTATGGTGCAATCGGGAATGCATACTTTCGCTACTATGACCTTCTGGTTGCTGAAGCAATTACTACAAGTGGTCAGCTTGCTATTCGTTGGATTGAGCGTGCTGTTAATCAATATCTTAATAAGTTGCTTCAGACTGATAACAAAGACTACGTTATTGCAAGTGATACGGACTCGGTGTACGTTGTTTTTGACGAACTTGTTAATAAGGTCTATCCAGACGGAGAAAAGACTGAAAAGATTGTGTCCTTCCTCGACTCTGTGGCTCGAGATAAAATTGAACCATTTATGGACAAGTGTTATACGGACTTGCATCAATATGTAAACAGTTACGAACAAAAGATGCAGATGGCCCGAGAAGTCATCGCTGACAAGGGTATATGGACTGCTAAGAAGCGTTATGTGCTGAATGTGCATAATAGTGAGGGTGTGCAATATAAACAGGCTAAACTCAAAGTAATGGGATTAGAGGTTGTAAAGTCATCTACTCCTGCACCTGTTCGTGCAAAACTTAGAGAGGCTCTCAGTATCATTATGAATGGGAACGAGAAAGAACTCAATACATTCATACAAACATTCCGAGAGGATTTTATGAACCTTTCTCCAGAGGAGATTGCATATCCACGATCAGTCAATGGACTAGATAAGTTTAGTGATGCAAATCAAATGTTTGCAAAAGGAGCTCCTATACACTGTAAGGGTGCCATACTATACAATCATCTTATCAGAAAGAATAAACTAGGTCGTAAGTATCCTTACATACAAGAAGGTGATAAGATTAAGTTTATCAATCTAAAACAACCTAATCTATATCAATGTAGTGCTTTCTCATTTATTACAAAGTTACCAAAGGAGCTAGACTTACACAAGATGGTTGATTACGATACACAGTTTGAGAAGTCATTCATTGATCCCCTGAATGTTATTGTATCCACCATAGGTTGGTTAGTAGATAAAAGTTATGGAACTCAAGGATCACTAGAAGACTTTTTCAATTAAACAAGGAGAAACAAATGAACATCACTCAAACCATTCTCTTAATTACTCAATGGCATCACGACCGCAATCTAATTAATGGAAGTACCGACAAAGACCAGTATATGAAATTAATTCAAGAAACAGGTGAGTTGTCTGATAACATTTGTAAAGGTAAAGATATTCGTGATGATATTGGAGATATGATGGTAGTGTTAATCAACATCGCAGAGCGTAACAACTTAACTCTTGATGAATGTCTTGAAGTCGCATATAATGATATTAAAGATCGCAAAGGAACAATGATTGATGGCGTATTTGTTAAAGAAGGGGATGTACAATGAACTGTTATGTATGTAAAGACGTAGAGCTCATATGGGGCGGTGATAACACCGCTGAAGACATAGGACTAGAAGAAGACTATGATACAATACTAACTAATCTAAGCTGCCCAGAATGTAATAGCTATGTGGAGGTATTATGGAATGGTCACAAAGTCTTTATCTAATAGGAGAATACAATGTATTATAGAACAAAAGTATATATCAACGCAGAACTGTTAGCTACTGGTTCAAGCACCAATGAGCAAGAGTCTATTACAATAGCACATGATTCAATACCATTAGAGATAAGAGATTACATTCTAAAGAAAGATTTGATCTTTAAAACACAACTAATGAACGGAGAAGAAACCTTCATTGAAACTCCTGTTATAAGAGTGAGGCAATAAGGCAAGAATCAAAGATTATTGACCATAATGGATTAAGAGAAAACCTGCCTCAAATCCATACCTGTAGGACAATATAAGCCCTGATTTACCTAGAGTAGCCAACTAAACCAAGACAATATACTAGCATCGGATAATTCAATTAAAGCATGCTATAAACTAGCAGCAGAGGTGATTAGTGTCTGTTAGCTATCAGCTTTATTTCTTCACTATACCAGAATATATTAGAAAACCTCAGAATTACATCATAATAGCCAATTATTTTCATTTATTTAGCATAAAGCCCTTGACACTATCTCTGAGCTATGTTATAATAGCTTTGTATTGAGATAAGAGAGCATAAAATATGAATATGAACATTTGGGTTGATTCTGAGAACTATATGGGTAGAGGTATTGCAGGTGAGTATGCCTCAGAGGTAGATTCTATACCAGGCCCAGAGAATAAGATGGTACTACCCTGTACTACATGTCCTAACTACGATGATTGTGCTACTACAGGTAAGGAATGCTCTGCGTTTCGCTCTTGGTGTGCATCAGGTACTTATGATGTCGT